AGGAATTTGAGATGAAATAGATTCATGAATTCCTTTTTTATTTAGATCTGGAAGATTTTCAATCTTGTGAGATGTTTTAACCGCCATCATTCCACAGCCAATATCCACTCCCACGCATGCAGGCATAATTGCGCCTTTTGTAGGCACAACAGATCCAACTGTTGATCCACGACCAAAATGCACATCTGGCATTAAAGCAAGGTGGGGGAATACAAAAGGCATGCTTGATGTATTCTTAGCCTGTTCAATAGCCTCATCTTCTACAATAGAAGCCCAGCTAATTAGCTTATCTGTTATTTTCTGCATTTTTAATCTCCTTGTTCATTTCATCAATTCTTTTAGTAATTTCTATATGTTTTCTAGCAACTTGCTTAATTTCTTTTTTAATAATCATATTAAGTAAATTAGTAACACCTAATAAAAATAATGCACCTAAAGCAAGCGCAATTGAAACTGGCCAAAAGGTTCCTATAAGTGCTGATATTACAGCTCCTCCTGCAACATCTTCTAAGTCTAGTTCTTCGCCGTTATTAACATAAAAAGTAACTGATAAAAAGAATGTTATTGCTATTGCAACTGCAATAATTGTATACCACATTATTTATGCTCCTCGTCCCATTTAATTCTTTCAGGATTTAAAATTTCTTTATCACACACAGAACGTGTTTCCCAATGCCATGTGCTTTTCATATTTCCAGTCATTGGATCTATACCTGGACTATATACGTATGCTTGTTCATTGTGAGACTTTACACATATATATTTACTAGGTTTAGACATTTCATTCCATAACCCGCCCCAAAATCCTCCCGTGAATGGGAGAATCCCAATAGCGATTACCGAAGCAACCGCTATTGAAATTTTCACCTTAATTGACATTATCGTGCAATTACCGAAGTGTTGCCATTACTGCAAGGATTTGTGTAGACTGCTACACCCTTTTCAATACCCTTAGTAATAACCTGTTGCCAAATCTGCATACATACAGATTGTAGTTCTGCAGAAGTCATACCACCTGATGCAGCAGCAGCTTTTTTAAGACCTTGCGCTTCAATGATACGACGTTCTGCTTCAATCGTTGCAGTCTTCTTTGCTTCTTCTGCAATACGTGTTGCTTGTTGCTGTGAAGCATACTGTGAAATTGTTGCAGCAGTAGCATTATCAGGCTCAACTGAACGCATAGATACTGAATCTACAATAATTCCATAATGAGATAATTGTTTATTTAATTGGTGACGAACATTTTCAGCAACTCGTTCACGATCTGAAATTGCATCTAGGTTACCAGTAATTGAATAAACTTGCCCCACCGCCTGTCGCAAATTAGGTAAAACAATTGTTTCGCTAATTGCATTAATATCTCCTGTGCGTGACTGGAAATATAAAGTCTTAGCATCATTTTTTTCTACACGCCAACGTGCAGCAATTTCTACGGACATTTGACCAGCATCAGCTGTTCTAGCAATTACCTTTTCACCTTTTGTAAGCTGAACAGTAATTGGTCTTGTTGGATATTTATCTACTACTACCCATGGAGCAACAAAATGTGGTCCTGGATTTAAGTGTCCACCAACATGTCCAAATGCTACTGGAACACCAACTTCTGTTGCAGGAACAATTGTAAATGTAGAAACAAGTGTAACAAATAATGTAAATATAGCCAATCCAATTCCAATTAATTTGGCTACACCCTTTGGATTTTCAATTTCGCTATACTGATTCTTTTTTTCTGATGGTAAAGATTTAGCAACAATAAATGTTGCAATTGTAATAAGCAGTAATACTAAAATTACTCCTGTTTTTAACATACTTTTCCGCCTTTCTAGCAGTTAACAGAATTATATTAAATTGACTATGGTTTGTCAATAGATTTTAGGGTATCTGATATTTCTTTAAATACAGATAAATATTTATTAAAAATAGTATCTAATTCATCTGCAAATGGCTTGCATGCATCACACATTGCAGCATACTCTTTATTGTCTTTAATTGGACAATTATCACACATATAGGACATCTTTATCCTTTCCTATAATTATATTATATACCATTTGCATTTCCCGCCCAGTTTTTGATATAATAGTCATGTACTTGCCAATCGGGAGTACATAAATTAAACTCGCTTAAAAGGAGCAAAAATGGTAACACAATTCGCTATGGATCTTTTTAGAGATCCTTTTTTTATTGGTTTTAATCGTGAAATGGAAAGAATGGCTTCAGTCCATCAGGCTGCTACACGCCAATCCTACCCCCCATATGACGTATTAAAGCTAGACGATGATAAATATCAAATCTCTATCGCAGTCGCAGGATTCACTAAAAAGGATCTAGATATTTCTGTAGATAACAATACATTAACCGTAAAGGGAGAAATTGTTGAAGTTACAGATGGAGAATATTTACATAAAGGCATTGCATCTCGTAAGTTTACAAGAACATTTGCACTTGGTGAATACATGGAAGTAACTGCAGCTGAGATTAAAGACGGAATGTTAAATATTGACATTGACCGCATTGTCCCAGAAGACAAAAAGCCAAAACAAATTAAAATAAAGTAATATAAGCTCCTGAGCATGAGCCTAAACTGCTCTATTTTTCTGCAGTTTTAGCGTAAATCTTTGTTAGATGTACTATTAAATTAATTTAGCAATCACATGCTTGTGATGAAGAATAATATATTTATCTCCATTTGTATCTTCTACATCAATACCAGTATGCTCTGGATAAATAACTATATCGCCCGCAGAAAACATATCCATTGGCAAGATCCCGCCAGTAAAATGATTTGTTTCCCCCAAACCAACATCTACAATTGTACCCTTTTTAGGCCCTGTATCTGAAAATGCTGCCGAAAGCACTAATCCAGATGCCGTAGTCTTTTCTGTTTTTTCTTCTTCTTTAATTAAAAGGCTTCCATTCATTGGTTTAATCATATACTCCACCATCCCTGAGCTACCGCTTTTCCGCTAGCTATCCAATCCTCATGCAATATATGCTGAGCTTTCCAATCTATTCTTCTTGAACTTTCATTACAATCTGGGCATATATCGTGCCCCACATCTTCATATACATGTCTACAAAATTCTTTATTCATTTTGCTCCCAATACGGAATGCCATCCTCATCATAATCAGACCCAAGTTTTTCTAAAAGAATATCGGTCTGTATTTTATTTATAGCTGAATTTAGATTCATTTTATAATATGTACCCCAGCGCATATATATATTGTTTGTAAAATTCCAAATAAATCCATATAAATTCCATCTAAAACCACTTGTAATATATTTATAGTCTTGAAGATAAAACATTTTTGATAAAAATGGAGTTCCAATTTTATTACAAAAATTTGCAAATAATCTTAATGGAATTATTGTAGTTCTTTCTATTTTTGTAAAATCATCAGCGAACATTTGAATCATCCGACATCCAATATTGAGCAACTTCTCTCATATAATCAATAGCTTCATCAAGTACGCCATAAAATGTTGGTCCTGTACACATTGATCCGTATCCATTACCACTAAATTCAACTTCAGATTCCCAATGGGAAAACTCATTAGTTATTTTGTCTTTTACCTTAATAATCTTAATTGTAACGTTATCGTCATAATCAAGCATTTTCCCTCTTATCTGTTAGTCTACAAAATGGACAAAATAGCATGCCCAGCATTTTACCGCAATCACACTCTAATGAGCTCAAGATGCCCCAGCCATAGTAAAATGTTTCTTGCATACTGAAATGATTACCCCAGTATCTTTGTGTGGCTGGTTAAATTCTGCTTTTTCTCCGCAAATATAACATAAATCACTAATTGTCATATTAGATCCTTGGTTCGTTTTTAATACGATCTTCTTTAGTTTTATAGAGTATTCTAAAAGCGTCGCCGTCTTCAAACTCCCGCCATTTTCCAACTACCTTATGTGTTCCGTCACAATTAGGGTAATTTTTGGACAACCCACAAACGCAAGACATTAGTCTAATCGCTCCATGGGTACTAGATTCTTACAAGAATCGCAATACATATAAGTTGTGCCAGTAAAAGGACAAGATCCTGCTGGTACTAAGTTTTTATGCCCTTTAATTTTACAAAAAAGGGTTTTTAGGTGGTTCAACATGCTTTATTTCCTTATCAATAACTTCATCAAAACATTCATTCTCTGATGAACCAAATTGGGGCTTACAAGAAAATATTCTAGCATATGTTTCGCAACCTGAACAGCCCCTAAAGCAACAATTTTCTAATTCTGGCATAATTTAATTATACTCTATTCTTTAGTTCTTTTCCATTTGCCATAAAGGTTTGGTTTTTCAGATCCCCTATACTCCTGGCCTGTTTCTAAATCTATTAACAACCATTTTTCTGGACACTTGGTGTGAATGGTGAGGTCCACAGCATTTTCATACTCTGAAACCTCCTCACCACTCAACAACCTTCTCACTACAAAGTTTCTCCACCTACTGGTCTATCGCAGGCAGTCTTTTCTCCTGTTTGTAATGCATCTAAAACACGCAGTGTTTCATTTGCATTTCTGCCTACATTAAGATTATTAATTGTAATGTGCTGAATTATGTTATCTGGGTCTACAATTACTGTAGCACGATATGTAACTCCTGAGGTGTGATGAATTCCTATATCGTTTGCAAGTGTATGAGCTGAATCTGCAAACATCCAAGAATTAGTTTGCTTTAATGATGGGTCTGCATTTCTCCATGCAATTTTGCAGTACTCATTATCTACAGATCCTGTTAAAAGAACAGCATTACGATCATTAAAATCATTTGAAAGTTTATCATATGCAACAATTTCTGTTGGGCATACGAATGTAAAATCTTTTGGATAAAATACCAAAATCTTCCACTTTCCTGCAAATGAGTCTTGAGTTAGTGTTTCAAAAGAGCTATCTTCATAAGCAAGAACTCCTGGCTTAACGCCAACTACAGAAAAATTGCCTAACTTATCTCCGATTGTTTTCATTATTTATCTTTCTATTTTAAAC